TTTGGATATTTATTGCGGGGATGGATATGGAAGTGAAATATTATCTCAAACTACCGAGAAAGTCTATGGCACGGATTATTCCGAAGAAGCCATAGAATACGCTAATATTTTACACAAAAAAGACAATATTGAATTTAGGATAGAAAAGTTCCCCCCCATAAATTTTAAAGATAATACCTTTGATACTGTGGTGGCATTAGAAGCTCTAGAACATACAGAAGATGATAATTTATTTCTATCAGAAATAAAGCGAGTATTAAAAGATGATGGTTATTTGATAATCTGCACTCCCATTAGCGATGAAACAATGGGCATAGGGGCTTGGCATTTTAGGGAATACAACAAAGAAGAATTAAGAAATTTAATAAGTAAATATTTTACCATAGAAAATTTTTATTCTCCAGCATTATTTTCTACTTCTAAACATGTGGTAATATGCAGGAATTAGAAAAAAGAGAAAAAGAGAAATATGACAAAAGATGGAAGCAGGGTTCTTTGCGGTCTGCAAATGTTGTTCCTCTTGTTGAATATATAATAGAAAATGTCGGAGAACACAAAGAATGGAAATTACTTGATATAGGTTGTGGCGATGGAACTACTGTTGGGGGATTAAGAAAACGTGGATTTGAGTGTTATGGAGTTGATATAACATTAGCAGGAATAAAAAATAACAAAGAATGGTTTCATGAAGCCCCTGCTTGGAGAATGCCCTTTAATGACAATGAATTTGATTTTACATTTTCTACGGATATGATGGAACACATACCAAAAGATTTTGTTGATAATACAATAAATGAAATTTACAGAATTACAAAGACAAAAACCATACATTGTATTGCAATTTCTCCTCATGTTGAAGGAAGCACGGTATTTCATTTAAGCATTAAACCCATTGCGATATGGCAGGAAAAATTTAATAACCTTAATGTTAAAAACGTTGATACTTTTATAAGGCCTAGGTTGATATAGGGAAATGAAAATATTACTTAATTGCGATGTTGATTGGGCTTGGAGAATGTGGGGCGAAAGTCCATTTTTAGATGAATTAAGCAAGCAACACGAACCCATTATTTTCTGTGATAAAAATATTAAAACCGAATATACAAAAATATCCCTTCCTACTGATTTAAGAAAATACCACCACAAACACGACATACCCGATGATAAAAAGAAAGACATATTAGAGTTCTTAAAAAAAATACTAAAAGAAATAGATGTTGTTTTATTGGCTTCAGCAGGAGAAAGATTTGTTAATTTAGAACTCATAAAACTATGTAAGGAAATGGGTAAAAAGTCAGTATTTATGGTTGAGGGATTGAACAATGCTGATTATGGTATCCCTGTTTGGCCTGATAAGATATTTGTCTGGGGTAAAGTTATGAGGGATTTGTTCATTGAAAATGTTAAAAATACTGGTTCCTGTCCTCCTGATATTTTAGAAATCACGGGACAACCGAGATTTGATAATTTTTATGAGATAGCAAGACCCCGAAAAGCATACAAAGTTGTTATGGTAGCCCCACCCTTTTATAGTTCTTCTTATGCGGAAGAGACAGCAGATTTAATTATGGGGGGATTAAGGAATTTCAAAACCCCTGATTTGCTTATGGTTCATCCCCATCCCAGCATAGGAACAAACTTATATAGAGATACAAATAAAAAATATAGAAAAGATGGTTTCTATGTTTCCAAGGGCAGCTTGAGAGAATTTTGGCAATTAGCCGATGTCTGTGTAACTTCTGCTTCTACCATAGCGATTGAAGCTATGTGTTTTGATATACCCGTAGTTATTGCCGATAAAAGAGGGATAATAAAAACCCAAAGGCATTTTAGACATTTATTGAAATCTGGTTCATATTTATATGCTCAAACTCATGAGGATGTAGAAAATGCTGTTAATTGGAGTTTGCAAAATCCACAAGAAAAAAGCAAGGAAAGACAAAAAATGGTTAAAGATTATTTTTGTGCTTTTGACGGAAAATCTTCCCAAAGATGTGTGAGGGCCATTAAGAAACTATGAGAATATTGATTTTGTGCGGGGGAAGGGGGCTTCGGTTGCATCCTCTAACTGAACACATGCCCAAATCTATGGTTTCTATTCACGGAAAACCCTTTCTGTATTATTTATTTAAAAGATTTAAAAAACACGATTTGGTTTTGAGTGTGGGATATAAAAAGGAAGTTATTGAGAATTACTGCAAAGATGAAAATTTTTTAGTTGAATATGTCAAAGAAGATGAATCGTTAAATACTGGTGGAGCTTTATATAATGCTCAGGAATTTTTTAAGAACTCTCGGAAATTCGCAGTTATAAATGGAGATACGATTTTATTTGATGATTTTGAAAAACTCGCCAAAAAACATAAGGGAATTGCCTCGGCAGTAATATCAGGGGAAATGGGGACTGATAAAAGAAACTTGGCTGGTATTTATTTCTTTTCTAATAAAATTTTTGATTATATTGATAACACAATAGAAAGCATAGAACAGAAACTAATTAAATTATCCTTTAAGGTAAACCTAATAGAAACAGATGAAAAATATATAGATATAGGAAGTTTTTCTAAATTAAATTATGCCAAAAGATATTTATTTAAGGGGGAATAATAATGATTCAATATTCTCAAAATAGTTATGGAGAGATAAAATTAGAACATTTTTTTAAATTTAAAAATTGTGATAACAAAAAAGATAAATTTGAATTCAAAATGCCCAAAGAATTATATCCACCATTTGACCGAGATAAAGGACATAATAATTATGAAATAATAAATAACAATCTTATTTTTATGGGAACACACGAAAATGTTAATTGGTTTTCTGATGATTATCCAAGTAAAATTACAAAAAAAGAACACAGAAAATGTCAATATGCTGGCACAATAGATATTTTTACGGATTGCATTTGTGATAAATGCAAAAAAAATATTAACCCACATGAAGAAATATATAAACAGGGAATTTCTATACAAATAGAGAATGGGAATGTGAAAAGAATGAAAGAATTAGATGGTATTCGTAGAAAAATTGAGTTTATATCGGGAAGTATTTAAAAAGACGAAAGAAACTAATGAGGATAATTAGAGCCAAAACCCCTCTTAGAATTTCTTTTGCGGGGGGCGGAACAGATTTAGAACCTTATATTTCAAAATATGGAAGCAAGATATTAAATGTTACCATAAATAAATATTGTTATGGCACATTAGTCCCCAGGGATGATAAGGAAATAAAAATACATTCACAAGATTTTAATTTATTTATTCAGATAAATTCGCAGGAAAGATTTGATAAAGAAGGAAAGTTGGGTTTAGTAAAAGCTGTTATAGACAGAATAAGAGGTCGGATAGATTATGATATGGGGGGATTTGATTTATATTTATCTTCCGATGTTCCACCGGGCACAGGATTGGGCACTTCTTCCGCCTTGGTAGTAACCCTGTTGGGATTGTTTAATCATTATTTTAATCTGGGTCTTGAAAAAAATAAATTAGCACGACTGGCTTGGGGGATAGAAAGAATAGATATGGGCATGGCTGGCGGATACCAAGACCAGTATAGTGCCGTGGAGGGTGATTTCAGTTATATGGAATTTAAACCAAAACATCTTTATCCTGATATTTACCATCCCAAAATTAAACAGGATACTATCAATGAATTACAGCATAGCCTAATACTTGCCTATACTGGAAAAACACACAAATCAGAAGATTTAATTAAAGAAACAATCAAAAACATAGAAGAAAAAGAAAAAGCCCTACATGCCATAAAGGAATTATCTACAGCCATGAAACATGCCTTATGCGTGGGGCAATTAGATAGGTTTGCTTTGGGTTTGTCGGAGGGATGGAAACATAAAAAGAGTTTATCGGATAAAATATCACCCCCATTCATAGAAAAATTAACTGAAATAGCTCTAAAAAATGGTGCTCTCGGATTAAAGATTACTGGAAGTGGTGGTGGGGGAGTAATGATGGTTTATTGTGGGTGGAATAAGAAAAAGCAAATTGCGGATAAATTAACGGATGCGGGGGCTAAAATATGGGATTATGATTTTTCATACGGGGGATTAGAAACTTGGGAGATTGAACAATGAGCAGAACATATTCATACTCAAATGCAGATACAGATGTGCGTGAAATTCTCACTAAGGTGTCAGATGCCATTATGGATGATACTGATGTGGCTTATTGGGTTGAGCAATCTGATAACTATATAGATAGTAAATTAGCTTTTAAATATGATGTGCCATTTACTACAACCCCACCCGTAATTACAATTATATCCGCACACCTTACTGCTTATTTTGTATTGAGGACAATTAAACTCAAATCCACCGAATCAGAAGAAAAATACGTAAATCAAATTAAAAAATTTGCCACTGATTTACTCAATGAAATCATTACAGGCAAGGTAGTGCTTATAGATAGTAGTGGAGATAAAATTGGCACTAATTCTTCTTATGGATTTAATTCTTCTACACTTGATTACTCACCCATATTTAATTTGGATGATGAGATTAATTGGGAAGTGGATCCAGACAGGATAGGTGATTTAGATTGAGGGGGGGCACACACAAAACCATTTATGGAATAGAAAACTTTCATAGATGGATAGTTAAACTTGACAAAAAATTAAAAGATGCCCAAAAACCCATCAAGGAATATCTTGAAGAATACTTTTTAAGAAAGACAGCAGAAAGATTTTGGGCTGAAAAGGGACCAAGCGGGAAATGGGCTCCCTTAAAAAAAAGCACCCAAGCAATAAGGACTTCACTTGGTTATCCCCCTGCACATCCTATTCTTAAGAGAAGTGGAAGATTAATGTTAAGTGTAACCCGCCCCAGTGCTATAACAATTAGAGGCAATGAGGGTATATTGGCAAGTAATGTAGATTATGCTGCTTTTCAGCAAAATTTAGTTGGCATTAAGCCTGCAAGACCTTTTCTCTACTTTGTAAAAAATGATTTGGAAGCACTGGGAGATACATTTGTTAATTGGGTGCAAAATAAAATAAGTGAAACAATATAATTATGTCAACTCCAAGCTATAAAACATTATTAGAAAATCTACAAGATGTATTGCAGGATAGTTCAAGTCTATCTAGTGTCAGTGATGACAATATATTCATTGGTGGTTTAGCTGAGCAGATATATCAATGGCCAGCCATAACCATAGAAATTACTGAGGGTGCCTCTAATTGGCGTGCTACTCATCAACTGGAAGATACTTTGAGTATTGTAATAGGTATTTATACGGAATACATGGATTATTTAACTGGCGTTCAAGCAATACAGGACTTAATTAAAAATATACAGGATACCATACAAGCTGATAGAAAAATTAGCAGTTCTGCTTTAGGAGTAAGGACTACTGAAATGGGAAGATTTAGATTTGGAATATCTGTATATAAGGACACACCGTTATTCGGTGGAGAATTAGAACTAACAGTGTATATTAATTATACACCTAACGCATAAAATTGAGGTGAAATAGAATGTCGGAAGCTCATGGATATGAAGCACAAGTTGGTATTGGCGAAGAAACTAATTGGGCATCGGGAAGCATTACGCCCACAAATTTCTTTCCAATTACCTCCGAAAGTTTAAAAAAAGAAAAGGAAATGATATTTCCAGACCATCAACGGGGTTCTTCTGCCAGACGAGTAGTTAGAGAAGGCAAGGAAACTGTTGGAGGCGATATAAGCACCGAGGTGCAACCAGAGGGTTTAATGAAGTTATTCAAACATGCTTTAGGTGCCACTAGCACAATAGGCCCTTCGGGTAGTTTATATACTCACTGGGTATGGCCATCTGGAACTCTGCCTGCTGGTTTAACAATAGAAGTAGATAGAGACACTAAGGTCTTTACTTATAATGGTTGCAAGATAAGCGAAACCACACTAGACTGTTCTCTCGGCGAACCACTAACTGCTACCTTTAGTATATTAGGTAAGGATGAAAGCACTGGCGATACCGCTACTAAATCTGCTAATATTTCTATCCTAACCCCATATAATTTTGATGAATGCACCGTTTATATGGATGGACACACATCTACGAACGAAATAAATGTTACTAGTTGTTCGCTCACTATAAACAACAACCTAAAAGATGATAAAGGAAAGTTAGGACAGAAAACCAGAAATGGTTTACCAAGAAATGGACTAAGAGATGTTACTGGTTCAATTAATATGGCATTTGAAAACAACGAAGTATATGACAAATTCGTAAATGCTACAGATAGTTTGTTGAGATTTAACTTTAGTTCCATACAAAATAATACTACTTATCAAATGAACATATGCCTGCCTAAGGTAGTATTTACTGGTGAAACACCTACTGCTGACGGAGTGGAAGAAATCTATCACGACTTACCATTTACTGCTATCTACAATGAAGGTGGTAGTGACATAGAACACTTACACGAAGTAAGCATAAAATTCATCAACACTGAAAGCAGCATCTAAGCACATAAGAATATAAGATAAAAAAATAGGGGAGTAGTTGAGGTCAGGTTAAAATGTCTAAAAACCTGCTGCATGGAATACAGATGGCTACTCCCTATTTAATTATACCACAAAAAGGAGGATTGTCAAGATGGGCAAACAGTATTTAGCAAGCGGCACAAAAGAAATTCAAATCGGCGATGCTAAAATAAAGATTAAAAAATTGTCTTACGGTGTTGCCAAACAATTTATGCAAGTAGACAAGAATAATGTTAATTCTGAAAATACAGATAATATGTTATTGGCTTCTATTGCAAGTTGGAACCTAACTGATAATGATGATAAGGCATTACCCGTAGACAAGAAATCCCTAGATAATCTTACGGTTGAATTCGTAAATAAATTATCTCAGGAAATTCTTAAATATAATAATTTGGGAATTGAAGAAGCAAAAAACTGAGGCGGGGGGTAACACAATATTGCACTTCTCATGGCAAAATGCCCCAAAGCCCCCCACAGGTAATTTCAGAGGTAATGCTTTCCAAGGAGTTTGGTTGGACACCCACCCAAATAGCAAACCAATCTAATAAAAAAATTCAAGAATATATTATTGTGTTGAATGAACTTTCTCGCCACGAAGACAAAGAAAGAAAAAAACACGAAAGAAAAATCAAAACAAGGACTAAATAATGCCCGCAAATCCTGCAAATAGAGTTGATGTAATTGTTAGCTATAACATGAGGGGTATGGCCAAAATGGGTCAACAGGTAAGGTTCTTGGGTCGTCAATTACAAATGACTTCCCGTCAATCTTACTATGCTGGTATGTTTATATCCCGATTGGGATATGCTGCCATAGGTGCTGGAACTGCTATAGCTGGGGGCATTGGTGCATCCGTAAAAGTCTTTTCTGATTTTCAACAGACGATGGCAAATACATCATCTGTAACTCAAGCCACAGCAGAAGAAATGAACATATTGGGGCAATTAGCTAGAGATTTGGCTAAAATTTATCCCAAATCTGCTATTGAGATAGGAAAAGCTATGTATGCAATCGGTAGTGCGGGTTGGAGTGCTACCGAGATTATGATGTCATTAAGAGCAGCTACAATGTTATCCGTAGCCACTCAATCTGATATGGAAAAATCCACTACATATCTAATGATGGCATTAAAACAATTTAATACAGGTGCCAAAGATGCTGGTAAATTTGCCAATATTATGGCTGCTGGCATTGCTAGTTCGCAATTAAGGATAGAATGGTTGGGGCAAGCCCTAAAGAATGTTGGCCCCATAGTAAAGGCATCTAACCAAACATTTAAAGATAGTGTTGCCATATTAGCAGCCCTACATGATGTTGGCATGACTGCAGGTAGAGCGGGTAGACATTTAAAGATAATGTTTACCAGAACCATAAGACCCATTGGTAGAGCAGCAGATGCTTTGAATAGATTGGGATTAGAACTTAAAGATGTAAGTTTAGAACAAAACAGCATGGTTGAGGTTATGGCAAATCTCACCAAGGCAAATGCTACCATGGGTGATATGTTTGACATATTCAATCAAAGAGCAGCGGCTTCTGGTATCGCCCTAAAAAACTTAAATAAAAAATTAAGTGAATACTGGGTGAATTTAAACGATACCCAAGCATTACAGAAACAGGTATCCAAACAAATGAATACCCTTAAATCTGATGCTATTTTACTTAAGAATGCTGTTATAGACCTTGGTATATCATTTGGGGAGAACTTTGAAAAACCATTAAGAAAAATTATTACCACTTTAAGAAATGTAACTTTGGCAGTATCAGAATATGCTAAAAATAATAAAGCATTAGCACTCAATTTAACTATTATGTCTGCACTTTTAATAGTAATAGGAGCTTTATTGATTCCCATTGGTATGTTGGCTGCTGGCTTGATGCCTTTATCTCTTGTGGCTATTGCTTTGGGAATAGGATTAAGCACTGCTTTGGCTTGGATACTTTTACTTGGAGCTGCATTTGTATTTCTTGCTCTTGTAATAGCAGAAGCAAGATTTTCATGGAAAATGCTTGATGAATACATAAAAAAAACGGGAATTTTAGATTTTACAAAAACTTTTTGGCAAACATTAGAAGAACAAGCCAAAAAAACCAATAAGTGGTTAGTCGAAATTACACTTAATGCAGTTGCTGGTATTATTGCTGCTTGGGAATGGGGCATTGCTAAGTTAAGGGGGCAAGATAGACCTTTTGAGGAAATATATAATGAAATTCGCTCCCTAGTAGATATTTCAAAAATTGTTTTTGAAGAAATGAATGATAATCTCGATGAGTCAATCGGGTTAACTCAATTAACCCAAAAACACTTTGAAGAATTATTTGCAAGTATAAAAGAAGATATTAAAAGTCTATTTCCTGCTGACATGATAGCCAATGTTATGGCTAAAATTGAAGCATTAGAAACTGAATTAGCATCAAAAATAAAAGATGCTATAATCGAAGCACAAGAAGGATTAGAAAATCTCACTAAAAGTGCAAGAGAAATGGTTAAAGTAGCTA